AAATTCTCTTACGAAACGCTGAGTTGTTTTACCGCCAACTTTATTTCTATACGAGAATTTACCAAACATTTTAGTTCCTGCAAGATGTACATTTTCTTTTGCTAATTGCTCGTATCTTTCGATACCTAATGTAGATCTTATTTCATATGAGTATTCTTGATAAAAATCACTATCTTGAATTTTCATACCAGAGTCATAATAAACTAAACCATCGTTAGTTTGTCTATACCCATTTAAATGTGATGAAAGTGTTGACCAGAAACCAGATGTCTTTCCTTGGGTCGTTGATTCGATAATACCTCTTGCTTGGATTTCACCGAGATCATCTAGTAAAAAAGCTTCTGATGTATCAACATATCCAAACCCTGCGGTATTAATGGCAACTTCTGAAATACGGCCAACAGAAAATTCGGTTGTAGATTGTACTACTGCATTTAGTCCTTGTACTTTTGATGAATAATCAGTATCAACTCGAGTTACAAGAATAACATCGCCATTACTTCTTACAATATCGTCGGTTCCACTAAAGCCATAATATGAATAAGGTGTTATTGTTATGAAACCAATATTCGTATCAGTTGATCTTACAATGCCAGTTATGTTAGTATTCTGTTCAGTTATGATTTCACCTACAGTAAAAGATCCTGCTGCAGCAGAGACTGAAAGTAAAATTATCTGGTCATATCTCTGTAGTGATGAAAAGATATTATCTTCGACTAATGCGAATGTATCATTGATATAGTTCGACCCTGGATTTATATTAATAAATGAATCTACCGAACCAATAGTAAAATCAGTTATAGCGAAAGCATCTTGTAATGGTGTTGCAAGTGTTACTGGGTCAGCTGTTCCTGACATTGGTTGTATAGCAGGTGCAGCATTATAATTAACTGCGTCAATCGATACAGTTAAAAAATCGGATATATTATCAGTTATAATAGAAACAACAGTTTGATTTGATAGCGAGCCAACAGCGACATCTGCGGTGTTTGCTGTGTCTGCAAAGAGAGGTCCTGGCGATGAATCATTTTTAACTGTTACTGTATCAACTGTTATATCTACGTTAATAGTTCTGTTAACAGTACTTATTGTTCTTGCGATGTCAAATGAATCACCAACTTCCATTTTAACACCAACAGCATTCTCATTTTGACCAATGACTGTACCGAAGTTTGCGCTCGTATCTGTAAGTGTTTCACCAATTACGAAAGTAAGTCCTTGGTTATTTAAAATTAATACTTGGTCAGATACGATAAGTCGAGTATTCTCTATCGAATATCCAAAACCACCTTCTGTTATTAAGTAACTAATTTGTCCAGTGAACTCTTCAACTACGTCGGTTACAATTGCTTTGCCGCCAAAACCATACTGAGATGATACATCAAAAATATCACCTACTTGATTTCCAACAGTACCAGCGAACGTATCATCTACTAAGAAACTGCTAAGTGAACCATTTATTCTACCAAAGGTTACAACTTCGCTTGATATGTTAGTTTGAATATCATCAAACCTTTGGAAAGTACCTTTCACTTCTTCTATATAAATTATAGCAGTGTTTATTCCATTTAATATAATAAAGTTTATTTTATCAACAACTGCTTTTGCACCAGATGATGTACCTTTAATATTTCTGCCTAATAGATCGTTGTAATTATATGCTATACCAGAATCAGATGTGAATGAATTGTTATTAGGAAACATTTGCAAATATATACCAGTCTTCCATTTAGAGTCGGATGGCTTAAACATTTTCGCGGCAGGATAAAATATTTCTATATCTTCATTGTAGAAAGCTCTAAAGAATAATTCTATACCAGCTTTTGTACCTTTCCTACGATAAAGATCCATTATGTTTCTTGATATAAATCTAACAGACTCTTCCTTAAATGGTAAATCCGCCATGTATTTCTTTTGAAAGAATACTATCATGCTCGATATAGTTGTTGCAATATCTTTGTATTCAAACAATCGTCTTCCGACGTAGCTGCTTTGCTTAGTATCTGTTTCTAAGAAGTTATAATACTCTTCAACCAAGTTTACAAGTTCTGCTCCACTTTCGCGATATATTGCAGGAAACTGTTGGTTTACTAGAAACGCGATGTTCTTTTCTATTTGCATTGCACTATTCCATTATTGAGAAGATCTGTCATCTTCGACTATAATACTGACTTTAACGTCGTCATCTTTTATAATAAATACTCTGCCCTTAGGAGACTTAATATCATTTTTAGTTGTTCTCGCTAAAATATCAATCGCAGAGTTCGGGAAATCTTCAACTATAAATTTGACTAATTTAACTTCTCCAGTCTCATAATTAACAACACCCGCTGTTGGATTAATTACTTGTGGATTTGTTGAGTCATCTGTTATTATTTGAATATTGCCTAAGCCATCATCTTGAAGATATACACATACTCCATCAACATCAAACACACTACTTTTTATTGCCGGTTTATAATCAGCAAATCCATTAGATTCTTTAAATGGATACGGTTTAATTAACGAAGACTCAAACTTAAATGTTGGATTTGTAATAACATTAAGTGTTGGTGAATATTCAATAAACGGCATTGCTTGTATATTATTACTCTGAATTGAAACATCAAGATCGTCAATGATTGCTGACAACTTAGATAGTCTTAATGTTCTATTAAACTGTTCTAAGTTATCGTCTGAGTATGTTTGTATCGCATTTCGTACTAAAGTTTCAATCTGAGCAGCTGATTTCTCAGTTAACTTAGTAGTGTAATATACTTTAATATCAAGATCAGCATATATAAATTTAGTTGATACAAATATAGGCTCAATACTCAATGGACTTCTATCTTTTAAGAATTCAATATAAGCATTAGATAATGTCGTCGAAATTAATTGAGTATCATCTTGAAGGTATACAGCAATTGCAACTTTACCAAACTGAGGTGGATCTAATTCATCACCGCCATAAGCTGACACTGCAGTTATTTCCGGAAACTTCTGCTTTAATAGCACTTCATAATCACTAGTTGTTACTGCTCTTTCTTGTATTTGAATTGACTTAGGCGCGAAATAACGTATTGATGCTAAATCTTCGCGTTCAGCTCCACCGTAAGCTTTATTAACTGTTTGAATAGTAATCTGAGCTGTACTAATAAAACTCGTATTAAAATTAGTAGCTCCATTTGCTTCGGCGCCACTTGTAATACGATAACGAACTCTTACATCTTCAGCTTCTGTTGGCTGAACACCAAAGATATCGCGACCAAAATAAACTGAATACCTATCGTCGAAATATGGCTCTATATAGAATACTTTATCATCAGCTTTTATTCCAAAAATACCGCTCGTGTAAGTGAATACATTTTGGTCATCAGTCTGTTCTGCGTCTACAAATACAGCAATTGAGTCAGTGTCAATAGTATCGTTAGTTAATGAAACTCTAAGTTTTCCATCATCATCTATAAAATATCCTTCTCTCTCAAAGCTTGTTAACATCTGACCTTCAAATATTTCAATATCACCCGAGACGTAAGTACCCGTGCCTGTCTTACGCGCAATGTATGATTCATTAGTTACAAATGAAAAGCTCTGGCCTTGATATCTTGTTGTAAATTCAGTGTATTGTGGAATGACTACAGTTTGGGCAGTTAACGTATTATCTAAAATTGTTAGATTAACTACTGCTCTTGCAGATTTCCTAGAACGTGGTAAATAATTTAATTCTTTTGCATGAGAAACTACTGAGTTTTTAATCTGAGCAGAATCAAGGAACATCTCATTAATTGCCATGTTAGTATAAAAGTTATTTTGGAAGGTATTATACGCAAGAACATCTAAAAGAACACTCATATTAGAGCCTTCAAAATTATAATCTTTGAATTGCGTTTGGCCACCTAAAAATGTTTTAAGTTGCTGTTTTATACCTTCAAAGTCTAATTCTGTAATTGGTGTTTTTGGCTGTGCCATCTTATCTTATCCTTTCTATAATAATATCAAGCGACGATGGTTGTTCGACATTTGATACGTAAAATTTTATTCCTACATTAACAGAATTCTCATCAAGATTAGCTGTAACTGATATATCTATAAGTTCACATCTAGGTTCATATAATTCAATTGTATCTTTTATACGGTTTTCTAATGTTTTGATCGTGCTTGGTACGAGGTTTTCAAATAATAACTCTCTCACACCACCACCAATAAATGGTTGCATTAATCTTTCACCACGATCTGTTAGTATCAAATTTTTAAGTGATTCTTTTACTGCATTCTCGTTTTTTAATACAGCAAGGTCTTCTGATATCGGGCTTAGAACTAAGTCTTTTCTTAAATCAGAAAATAATTCCGGAGTTCTATTTCTACTTGTAAAAATATTTATTGTCATAATAGTTAACCAGCTAATTCCCTTGTATCTAGATGAATGTGAGTATCATAAACTTTAACAAATCTAAAACCACTCTTAAAAGCTAAAGTACTTATAGTATCGGTATCGATTCCGTTAGTTGATATATCAACCGACAACCCGCTTAAGTGACTTGAATCTGGATCTCCGCTAATACGTGAATTATATTGCTGACTTAACCAGCCATTTGTGACTTCAATTTTTATACCAAGTTTAGATTGTAATCGCATTAGATATACTCTTAAATCAAAGTCCAACCCTGTCCAACCTTCCATACCAAAATCTTCAACCCAATCGCCACTTGCGATTATTCTTGCATCTGTACCACTTCTTACTTGACTACATGATGGTAAGTTTGAATATTCAGCAATTGTTGGTTCTTTAATATTAATTGGTTCTTCGCCAGTCGGAGTATAATTTACACCACCTGTACCTTCCCAACTACTTTGAATACTATTTATTTGTTCTGATCTTGCTTCTGGTGAAAATCTTATAGCACCATTTCTTATTGCAGTTGACGTTGTTACATTTGACATTGTGTTTAATCTATTTGCTATTCTTTTATATTTAAATTCAAACTGATCCATTGGAGCTTTGAAGTCTAAAA